AAACTCACATGGCGTTCTTGCTCGCCAAGCCAACGCCGCATAACGTCAACCATGACAACGACCGCTTCTCAATGTTCAACAAAAAGCGGGACATCACGCGATGAAGACGGCAGCTAAGGTGAGCAAAACCTTGTTCATTTTTTTCTCTTCTCTGAACGCAATTCATATAGGCAGGATCATTGCGAGTGCCTTGTGATGCTGTGCCAATCTTTTGCGCTTATGCGCCACTGAAACGGCGCCCGTTCTGGCTCCATCCGATCATCTGGCCGAAATGGTGCTGGCGCGTTTGCGCGTGCAGCACGAGGAGCGTTGAATGAACATCGAGGTCCTTCCGCCGTTTGCGCCGCTCCCGCGCCGTCCGCAGACGGTCGGTGAACGCGCTGCCCGCGAAGCTCAGCCTGTGTCGTTCCAGCGCGAGCCCGCACCGCTCGTGCCGGGCGGGAACGTCTTCCGTCGTCTGCTCACGGCGAGGGGCGTCGGTCTCGTCACCCGTCAGCCGCCGGCCGATGTCGCCGCGGCGTACTGGCCGAGCGATCGGCTGGTGAAGGAAATGCTGACGCGCGCCGTCTCGGGGCCGGCGCAATACGCGCAGCCCGGTTGGGCGGCCGAGTTGATCCATACGACCATTCAAGACGCGCTGGCGGCAATGGCCCCCGCGTCGGCTGGCGCGCAGTTGCTGAAACAGTCGACCGTCTTGAACGGCGACGCCGGCATCATCGTCGCGCCGGGGTTCGTTGCGAGCGCCGCGAATGCCGGATTCGTTGCGGATGGTCAGCCGATCCCGGTGCGTCAACTCGCCGACAGCGCTGTGAGCCTCAACCCGTACAAGCTTTGCGCGATCGCCGTGCTCACCGAGGAGATGATCCGAAGCTCGAACGCCGAGCAACTGATCGGCGATACCCTGATCCGGTCGGCTGCGGCAGCGCTCGATGTTGTTCTTTTTGGCACGGCCGCGGCAACGGCCGCGCAGCCGGCCGGGCTCCGCTATGGGATCGCGCCGCTCACGCCGTCGAACGATCCGTCCGCATGGGAGGCGTATTTCGAGGACGCGGCGCAACTGATCAACTCGGTGTCTGCGGTCGGTGGCAGCGGGCCGTTCATACTCGTGGCGAACGCCGGCCGCGGCGTCGAGATGAGGCTCCGCGCTCTTGGCGATGAGGGCAACCCGTACATCATCCTTCCATCTGCGGCGATAGGAAACGACATGATGGCGGTGGCGCCGGGCGCCGTGGTCTGCGCCATGGACCCCGAGCCCGAGCTTGAGGCGTCGAATGCCTCGCAGCTTGTGATGGCCGACAACGCCGGGCCGATCGTCAATGGCGGCGCACCGGGCAGCCCGCAGAAGAGCATGTGGCAGACGGCGAGCATCGCCCTAAAGATGCGCTGGCGGGTCACATGGGGACTCCGTGATCCGCGCGGTGTGGCGTGGCTGACGCCGGCCTGGAAATAATCGGGTCCTCTGATGTCATGCTCACGATGCGCGGAGATGCGGCGACGGGTCATGTTCGCTACAGCGAAGATGAGCCGCGCGATGATCAGGGCCGGTGGACAAGCGGCGGCGGGGACGGTCCGAGTGGCAGCGGCGGTGATGGTGGCGCCAAGCTGGCGGCCTTCAAGGAAAAAGTTCGGGATATCATCAGCGGTCCTGGGCGCGACGCGATTCACGCGGTCGGCGAGAAGCTTAAGGAAAATCAAAAAGAGCTATTAGCGAGCGCAGTGACGTTTGGCCTTTATCACGTCGCCGGATTGGATTTCCCGGCAGATATCGAGGCGGCCGTCCATAGCGAAGTCGCGAATTTTGCAACCAGCGCAGAAGTATCAGTGCTGATGGCGCGCGATTACATGCGCCGCGCAGTCGATAGTTTGATCGCTCTCCGAAAGAAGAAGGCAGCCGTGGCCGACGAGGACGAAATACTTGCGGCTCTGCTGAAATTGAAAGCCGTCCTCGACAAGAACGATGCGAAATCAGGAGTTCGCGCCATGCCAATCAAGCCGGGCAAAGACGAATCGCAAGACGCCTGGATGAAGCGTTGTATGCACGACATGTCGCAGGGCGATAGCGGGCGCACCAACGAGCAAAACGTGGCCGCGTGCCTGTCGATGTGGCGCGACAAAGACAAGGCTTACGGCGACGACGAAGGTGATGTCGATCCCGACGACGTGCCGCAGCCCGATGATAATGAGGACGAGGACGACTTCATGGATCGCTGCGCGAGCGCCATCCAGGAGAATTACGACCTCGACGACAAAGCGATCACAAATATCTGCCAGAACCGTTGGGATGAGTATGGCGGGAATGGCGGCGGTGGCGGCGACGATGACGATTCGTACAGGTCGGCCGGCGGAGTAGTTCACAAAACCCATGCCGCAGACGTTCACGGCATGGAGTTTATCCTTTCGGACGAGAGCCCGGACAGAATCGGTGACGTTATTCTGAGTGAGGGCTGGGAGTTAACCCAGTTCCGTCGAAACCCCGTGGCATTATTCAACCATCGTGCGGATTGGCCGATCGGCCGATGGTCCAACCTGCGGGTTGAGGACAAATCCCTAAAAGGTACCTTGGCCCTCGCGCCGGAAGGAACATCGCCGCGGATAGACGAAATTCGGAAGCTTGTCGAACATGGCATTCTGCGCGCCGTGTCGGTTGGTTTCCGTGAATTAGACGCCGAGCATCTCGATAAGAAGAATCCGTTCGGTGGCATCAAGTTCAAGAAACAGGAATTGATGGAGTGTTCACTGGTTTCAGTGCCAGCCAATCCTAATGCGTTGGCTGTCGTCAAATCATTGCAGATTTCCCCGCAGACGCTCGACTTTGTCTTTGCCAAGAAAGGCACCAGGAGACGAGCCGGTCGCCGCGCGGGTCTCATAGGCAAGCACGCCAAACTAAATCTGAAGCACGGAAAGGGCATCCCAATGTCGGGACTAGCTCAAAGGATCGTTGATCTCCAAGAGGGAATCAACGCCAGCAAGACGGCGCTCGCAGCGCACCTCGAACACATAGACGATTCCAACGTCAGCGATGCTGACCTGGAGAAGACCAGTGCGCTCAATGCTGACATTCAGCAGAAGGAAAAGCAGTACACGGCGCTTGTCGAGTCCGAGAAGCTGCTCGGTGAATCGCTGCGCGGTGGCGACGGTAAGATCAGCACGCACAAGGCGCTCGTGACGACCACGGCGTTCGCGCGGGCAACGACCAGCAAGATTGACGTAGGCGAGCAGATTCCGAAGGTCAACATCAACACGAAGAAGTCGAAGGATGCTGATCCGCTCGACTACATCGCCCGCTGCGCCACGATCCTGATCACCCAGAAGAACCTGGGCGGGATCGTCTCGGTCGATGAAGCGCGGCAACGCGTCTGTGTGGCCATGGGCCTTGAGGAGGACGACGAGCCGACCAAGCTCGTGGCCGACTTGGTGATCAAGGCGCAGTCGGCGCCGGCCATGACCACAGTAGCTGGGTGGGCTCAGGAACTGGTCCATATTATTTATACGGATCTTATGCCTTTGCTCCTTCCCCACGCTATCCTGACTCAGCTTGCGGCGAAGGGTTTAGCGTTGAGTTTTGGCCGAGCCGGGAAGATAGTAATCCCGACTCGTTCGCGGACACCTGCGCTAGCCGGATCATTCGTCGGCGAAGGGCAGGCAATACCTGTTAGGCAGGGTGCGTTCAGTTCTCAGACCCTGGTGCCGAAAAAGGTAGCTGTCATCTCAAGTTGGACAAAAGAGATGGACACCTACAGCATCCCTGCAATTGAGGGGATCATTCGAGAGGCAATCCAGGTCGATACTGGTATCGCAATCGATAGCGTACTTATCGACGCAAATCCGGTAACAGTTATCCGTCCTGCCGGGTTACTGAATGGTGTGGTTGTGACAGCACCGACAGCGGGCGGCGGGTTAACCTCGATGCTCGGTGATGTGAAAAAGCTGATCGGGGTTCTGGCGGCCAACACATACGGCAACATCAGGACCCCGGTGTGGATTCTGAACCCGCAGGAAGTGCTTGCGGCATCGCTGGCGATCACTGCTAACGGTGTGTTCCCCTTCCGTGAGGAAGTGGCGCGCGGTACGTTGAACAACATACCGTTCATCGAGAGCGCGACGCAGGCTCCTGGGCAGGTTATCCTTATGGATGCCGCTGATTTCGTCACAGTTGGAGCCGAAGGACCGAGGCTCGATGTTAGCGACAGTGCAACACTTCATATGGAGGACACGACTCCTCTGGACCTGGTATCTGGCGGCAGTCCGCCGACAGTTGCAGCACCGCAAAGGTCACTATTCCAAACAGATTCGTTGGCCCTTCGGTTGCTCATGTGGCTCAACTGGACTCAACGTCGTACCGGAACGATTGTCTATTCGACTCCGGTGACGTGGTCGTAAAGTAACAGCGAGCGGTTTATACCGCTAGCAAACGGTTTCCCAGAATAGGAGGTCGCAATGACCGAATATGCAGACAGCCCGGCCACAGAGGCCGCGCGTAAACAGTATGAGGCGGAAAAGCAGGCAGCCGATCGCATCCGTGCGGACGCGGCCGAGCGGCTTGGCAAGGGCCGCCCGACACCGACCCAAGAAGAATGCGATATGGCGATGCTCGGGGCGCACATCCATCAGCACGACGACGATGGATCGGGACCTGATCCATACGCCACGAAGGCGCTCGAAGCGGGTCATGGCGGCGTTTACCAGACGCGACAGGTCGGAGCGGCGCAGCACCGCAATACGGCGCCGGTCCATCGGCCTGCGCCGCGGGCGGAATAGGAAGCACGGGGACTCTGGGGCGTCCAGGGTCCCCTTTCCCGTGTCGCGGAGGTCGCATGAATGGGCGCAAGAGACTTGATTGCGCGCGCCCTACGCACTGTCACTCGCGCGGTGGAGGGCGGATATCACGAGGGGCCGTACTATCTGCCGTATTCTGGCGGCTGGCTGCCGGCCGGCGCTGACACCAATTGGTGGCAGGAGGGCTTCTATGTTCAGCCGCTTGGCACCCGGCAGGCGGTCGTTGAGGCGTGCGTCAGCGCGTACAGCCAGACGATCTCGATGTGTCCTGGGGACCACTGGCGCCTGAACACCAAGGGCGGCAAGGAGCGGGTCAAAAACTCATCGTTGTCGCGAGTGTTGAAGCGACCCAATGCATACGAGAGCATGAGCAACTTCATGCTCAACCTCGTTCGGCAGTTATATCTCGACGGCAACGCCTATGCTCTTGCGCTCCGCAACGATCGGTTCGAGGTCACCGAGCTTCATTTGATGGACTCGCGTCTGTCGTTTCCGCGGGTCGCGCCGGAAACCGGCGATGTTTTCTACCGGCTGCACGGCAATGCCGTGATGCAGTATGAGACGAACGGTTTGCCGCTGATGGTGCCGCAGCGAGACGTGTTGCATGTCAGGTTGCATGCCGATCGCAGCAGGAAGTATCCGTTTCCGCTTTGGGGACAGACGCCGCTGGTGGCTGCGCTCACCGAAATGGGTTTGAGCCAGACCATCATGCAGCAGCAATCGACCTTTTATAATAACCAAGCTCGGCCGAGCGCGATCCTTTCAACTGACCTCATACTCGACAAGGATCAGGTTCAGGCTCTGCGCGATCGGTGGGACGAGCAATCCAAGCAGCTAAATCAGGGCAAAACGCCGATCATGACGGCGGGCCTCAAGGTTCAGCCGTGGGGCGCGGCCGGCCGCGACGCACAGATTGCCGAAATATTGAAGATCGCGGAGCAGCATATCGCGCTCGCATTTCGCGTTCCGATGCAGATACTGGGGCTCGGTGGCACGTCGTTTCATTCTACCGAAGCGCTGATGCAATTCTGGATCGCGACCGGGCTTGGGTTTGCGCTGAACCAGATCGAGGAGGCGTTCGGGTTGCTCTTTATGCTGAAGGGGTTTCCCGAAGAGTATATTTCTTTCGATACGGCAGCGTTATTGCGATCGGCACAAAAGGATAGGATCGAGGCGCTCGCCCGCGGTGTTCAATCGGGCATATACTCGCCGAATGAGGCTAGAGAAACTGAAGGATTAGATAGGGTAAAATACGGAGACGAGCCCCGTGTGCAGCAGCAAGTTGTGCCCCTCAGTGCTGCGAGTCAAATAACTCAGCCTACTGGTAGCACATCTGCGCACGGTCCGCATCCCCCTCCAGCGCCCGGGCCCGACGCACCGCCAGCGGCTCCGCCGCCAAAGAAACCCCCCGAGCCCCAAGATGTTCAACGGCAACTCCGAGTCCTCCATGACGCCGCCGCCCGAGCCGGACGACGGTTTGGGTGATGCGCTCCACCTAGCGCTCGGCCAAATTCTTGCGAGTGCCGACAGGGATTGGGAGCGCCGCCGCGAATTGATTGCGGCCGAAGCGCGTGCGGCGATCGCCGAGATCAGGCAACAGGCGATCGAGCGTCTTGCAGCGGTCGACCGGCGTGTTCTCGAAGTACGCGACGGTGCTCCGGGGCGTGACGGTATTGACGGCAAGGCTGGCCCGCCCGGCGAGCGAGGTGAGTCCGGTCCGGCGGGACCGCGGGGCCTCGAAGGGCTGCCGGGACCGATGGGGCCGCCCGGCGCGATGGGCGAGGCCGGCGCACCTGGAGTGGCTGGTCCTGCCGGCGTCAGCGGCGAAAGGGGAGATCGGGGCGAACGCGGTCCGCAGGGAGATCCCGGCCCGCGGGGCGAGACTGGCGCGCAGGGCTCGCCTGGGCCGGCAGGGGAGCCGGGGCCTCCAGGGCTTCGCGGCATGACTGGCGCGGTCGGAACGCCGGGCGCTGAGGGGGCACAAGGGCCACAGGGACCACAGGGACCGCAGGGCGAGCGCGGGTTGCCGGGAGAGCCCGGCGCGGATGGATTAGACGGTCAGCGCGGCGAACAAGGCCCGCAGGGGCTGCCCGGTATTCAGGGCGAACGTGGCGTTCCCGGCGCGACTGGCGAGCGTGGGGAGCCGGGGCCGGCCGGACCGCAGGGTTTGCAGGGCGAACAAGGCCCGCAGGGGCT